TAGGTACACCAAATTTAGGATTTTTTACAGTATAATTTGTAAATGTCTTCTTTATCTTCCTTTCAAAAAGACCTTCTGCAAAATCATTTAATTTACCATATCTACTAACAGATTTATTCTCTAATAAGGTATCACGTAAATCTTTAGAAATCGCTCTACGAAGAGTATCAGAAATTAATTGACCTTGCTCAGCAGCCTTTATTATAAAAGCCCTCTTTTGTGGTAAAATATCACCCGGATTTGGTATTATTAATTTAAATTCAGTACCTTTTTTCTTATGTCGTTTAACTAATTTATCAGCAATTTCATAATATCTACGAGCTGATATCTTAGCTACACTATTTGCTATAACTGATTGATTAGTACCAACAACTATAGATATTAAATCTTTATATTTACCACCAACCCATCCGAATCTTTTCTTTAAACGATCCAAATAAATCTGTGCCATTATTTACCAATCATATTATCAATTGATTTACAAATATTATCAATCTGTTTAATAATTTCTGATTTCTTAGCTTCTGAATACATCGAATAACATATAGCAGCTCTTTGATCAGGATCATATTTTTGCATATCTGAGTATGCCATACATCTACTAATATAATCCTTTTTAGATTCATCTTTATGAGGTTTAGGCATTAAAATAAATCCTCAATTTTTAAAATTAATTCATCAACAGTCCATCCTTCTTTACGACCTTGACTAATTAATTTAATAACATCCTCTTCAATATTCTTAAAAACTGCAAGCATATCAAGTTGTATTGAAATTAATAATTCATTAAATTCATTACTTGAATATTTCTTATCAGCAATATCCATTTATTTCATGCCCATCATAGACATTAATGGATTAGACTGTTCAATCTGTGCCCCCTTAGGTTTATCAAAGGAAGGATCATCGAAAGGATCCTCGCCCAGATCATTTGTTCTAACCTCATTTACACCATAAAGACCACTATCAACTTTCTTTTTATAATAATCAAGTTCCTTATCTCTATCTTTAAAAATTTGAGCCTCTAACATATAACCGGGTCCAAATCTAAATGGAATAATCTCACGATTAAATTTACTTTCCAGTATCTTTACTAATGGAATTACACCTTTATTTTGATCAATAGTTTCTAATGAATCGGATGTCGCACGACCACTTACTCCCTCACTATTAGATATATTAATTTCAAGATTAGACATATTATATACTAATGCAACCTCTTCACGTATTAATTTCTGCCTTTCCATCTGCGTACCCATAGTATTTTCACGCGTAAGATCAACAACAAGGGGTTGTCCAACCCCAGTTAATACCTTTACAGCATTCTTTCTGTATTCATTTAATATATTCTCAATGCGTTTTTGCTTCTTAGGATCCATAGGCGTATTAAAATCACTACCAGTAATATCACCAAATGGTGATACATCACCAAATACAACTATTTTTTCAGGAGGTTTAGTACCATCTGCCTGCTCTGCCATCAATTGGTCAAATAATAATGATTCAGCTACTTTATTAACCAATGCTTCTAATGGCACCATACCATATGATCTGGCCGATGTTGGTATATAATTAGAATGACATAACTCATCACTAAAAAAAATCTGTGGAGTACTTAAATCTACAGTCTGTAAATAAGCTGTAATACCACCAACATATGTATTCCTAACAGGTAAAACTGTACCACCCGGTAAAATATATAGATTTTCAACACGATGATTTAATATTTCTTTATATATACCAAAAGAACCATGAACCATTAAATCAAATACCAATGATTTTATAAAATCAATAAAAGTTGTATCGTGATTAGGTTGCTGCAACCATTCATATATTTCATCAGAAATATCTATACGATTACTACGTAACATCTTAGAATATCTTGATATAGACTTACCAAAATTAGAAAGATCAGGTAATAATTCAGGTAATTCCTGTAATAACTCCCTAGCTAACATCTTAGCAGCTATACGATATTTTATTTCATCTGATTTATTAAAATCATCAAATATTGATTTCTTATATTTAAAAGAATCAACTAATTTATCTTCATTTTTATAAATAGGTGTCACACTCCAATCAAGTGATGAAATCCTATTCATTCTGGAAGTTACAATACCAAAAACAGGTGAACATAATCTAAATATATCTATTCTTTCATCAATTGTTAATCCAAAATACGGTAATTCATATGTTACATTTTGTATCTTACCTTCTTTATCTATAGCAGAAGCACCCATTAATTGGGTACGATTATAAACATTTAAACCACGTTTATTAGGATTACCAATTCTATTACCATTAGCAGCCATCTGTACTAATTGTTCAGTTGTATATGCAAACATTTATTTACCTCTTCCCATTAACATAATCATTAATCTTTGAGCAATTAGTGCATAATTTTCTGCATGGAAAAAATGATCTGGATTATCACCAATCCATCTATATTTTCCACTAGCCTCATTATAAACCCTAGTCAATGATTGCATATGACTATAATATTCAGGGATCGAAGCTACATTTTTAGGTAAATTGATGGTATGAAGTATTAACATCTCTTTTATAGCATCTAAACTAGATGTCCTATCAACAGTAATAATTCTATATTTTGGATCAATTATATCTCTTTTAACATCACCATAAAAACACATAAACATACCAGATAATGTTGCAACTACCTTCTTACTAAATCTAGTTTCTGGTTGTGCATCTATAACACCTAATTTTACATTAAAATTTCTATGTAATTCTACTATATCATCATAATTATTAACAATACCTATATATAATGGTATACGACTATGATCAGGTTTAACCTCATTAATACGAACATGTAATCTCGTACCAACATCAATACCCATTACAACCAACTTATCACTAACATTAGTATTATTACCATTTGGTGGTAAATGAAAATCTTTAATACAATTATTTAATAATTCTGATGTTATTTTTGCACCCGGAGCAGTATAACCACGACCAAAATCAGCATTATATACACGCTGCATTATCTCATCATTAGATAAACCCCTATTAAATCTATCAACTATATCAATAATTGCAGCATTTGAACTAAATAATTTATGAATGTGATAACCAGATTTTCTATATGAAAAATTATTCTCAACCCATTCACCATCAGAAAATCGGTCCATTGGTTTATTACATTTATCACAAATTACATGAATATCTCTACCACAACTTTCATCCCATTCTGTATCTAATAAAGCATATGTAGCTACATCTATTTCTCTAACAACATTTTTAAAAAAATCCATACGAACATATTTACCACAATTACAACATTTATTTTCCCATTCCTGTTGATTTGTATCTTTAAATAATGATTCTATACCGTAATCTGTGATTGTTGGATTACTAATATATAATTCATGTCTAAAATCTGAATGACTTAACCTCTCTTCACCCATAATAACATGAGATAAATCACATAAATCATACTCATCAACAATAAGAATATCTGCTGGAAATTCTGCAAATGGTGTAGGTGTATTACTGCCAGCGAAAGCAACAGTACCACCTGATATATGCTTTAAACTAACAGATGATGCTGCCTTATTAACATCTGGTGCTTCTCTTAATAATGATTGATAATATGGAGTGAAAATTACTGATCTATCAAATCTATTCTGTACAAAACGATTTTTTATTGGATCAGTAGGTAATACATAAAAAGCACTATATCCTAAAGATGTAAAATCAACAACATAAACTATAGCATATTCACTAATACCGCATTGTGTCGACTTGATTATAACAATATAATCAGATTTGTCTATATAAATTTTTTTTAAATAGAGATGTTTATTAAATGTGATTGGCTTGTTTCGATGCGTTCTATGATGATTTATTGCAAGCCATAAACGTGAATAATTATTCTTCAGGAATTGATTCTTCTTGCTTAGACTTATTTGATCCATGGATCAATCCCATTTCTTCTGCTATTCTTAATTCCTCCTCCTTAGTAAGAGGAGTACTAATACCTCTATTATCAACAATATTAGTTGCTTTATCTCCAGAAAGCCTTATATTATATTGTGCATTCTTTAATGTCTCGCTAGCCTGTTTCATTATGCTAATTATTTCTTTAGCAGTAATACGCTCTTCAGATTTTTCTATAGCTTTATCTATTTGCTCTGCAACTACCTCCAAAACACGCTCAGAAGTAGTTAATACCATTTCGTCAAGCTCTAATATTCTATGTGCTATAGTTTCTGCTTTCTTTCTTTTAGCATTATTTATAGCATCTTCTACCATACCATTAAATTCTGCCAAGGATTGTGTCCAATTATCACGATAATAATGATTCCTTACAGATGTATATGAAATTCCATATTTAGTAGATAACCCACCAAGTGTAATATTAGTAGTTACCCATTCGTCACGTAATGCATCCCAATCTACATCGGTTTGTTTGTTTCTTCCATTCTTAAAACCGTCTGTAGTACCTTCATACATGTTATAATTTTTACCTTGTGTACCGGGCATATTAAAACCTCTCTCAGTTTAAGTAAATTAAACCGAGGTCTTTTTATATCTCTTATATTGTAAATATAAATTATAAGCTTGATTATAAGTAATATCTAGAAAAACAGCAACCATCAAACATTTAGCAATGGTGTCTGAACCAACACAATTATTTCTAATTGCTATAACACTATTACTAGTCTTATTATGATGTTCTATTTTATCAAAAAATAGTTTAGGATCACGACGTAATGCTGTAGCTATATCATATATATTTTTATTATTCATTAATTAAACCATCTTTTAATCCAAAAATATGAACCTATTAATGAAAAAATAAAACTTATCCACCCTATACAAGATAAAACTAGACATCCTAAATACCAATAAATATCTAATGGTGTGGTAGAATGAATCATTTTAAAACCATCTATGTTAAAATTTTAAAAAAATCCATGATATTGATGGTATAATACATTCTAATTTAACATATTGCTTATGTGTTTTATGAACTTTAACACCATTATATCTTATTATATAAGGTATTTCTATTTTACAAAACCTAGATTCATCAACAACACTATTCTCCTTTCTAATATAAACATATTTATTTAATATCTTATTTGTAATACGAAATCTCCAAATAAATCTTATCTTTTTTTTAATTGCTGGTGCATTATTTATAATAGCACCATCAATATTAACTTTTATATTACTCATTTATTACACCTATTTCGATATCACCTATATTAAAATGAATTTCTGCAAACATACATTCTCTAATATTCGGGAAAAGATCATTACTAATAGCAAAAAATTCATCAGAATACCATGATTTAAAACCATGAATATTTATATGTAAATATGGTTTATTCGTATGGAAAAATAGCATATTATTTTCATCACGTGCAATATACATGATACCTCACTTATATACTACCGTTGGTAATGCCATCTTAACTACTTTTTTAGATTTAGGATCAATTAACCCACCTTGTATAAAAACTAAATCTAATAAATCTTTAGTTAATTTTACATCATTTTGACAATAATCAATAACTTCCTGAAATTTACCATCTTGCCACATAAAAGGAGCTAAAGCTCCATGGCCGGTTTTACCCTGATTATCAAGATTTAACTTAGATACAGTATCTAAACCATAACCACCATGCGTACGAGGATTAAATTGTTTACTTAAACCAACAGCAAACCATAACTGCTCTAATATATCATATATTTGATCATCACAAACTAAAAATCCGTTCGCTTCCATTAAAGGAGCATCAAATTTTTTTATATTATATCCAGCAACTATATCACGTAATGCTATTATATCTGATAACTTACGTCGATCTTCAATTAACGATAAATTAAAAGTATTACATTGTCCTTTATCAGTCCATATTTTATATGAATCATCCTTATAATCATAAAGACATAATACCGCAATACCCATACCAGTAAAATCTGCCCAACCTGCAGCATATTCATGATTAGGATAATCTTTATTATATACCGGTCCTTTACATATCTCTATATCTAATACTATCATTTAGTAATACCCCATTTATTAATTGCTTTTATATCGTTCTTTTATATCATTCAATAAAGCTCTAATAGAATAATATGTTGGTAAACCATTTAAAATAGCAAGTGTTTTCTCATTACATGTACCAACAGACTTCTTATATTTCTTCATAAGAAGAAGAGCATCACATCTTAACATTATATCTATATTTGCTGGTAAAATAAATTTATCAGATTCTTTATTATCAATAAAACCGGAATTAGTATGGGGGCAAATAACGGCTACATTATGCTTCCATAATATTTTAGCATATTGCTTAGCTCTCCATATATTATATCTCTTAACAAAGAAATTACCACGAAATGGGCCAGCTAAATATATAACAAATATGTTATTCTGGTTCACCATCATCCTCCTGCAATACTCTATATTTACCATTATTTATTGCTGATAATAAATCTCTCGATAAATCAGAAACGTCTGAATCAATTAATCCCCATACACCATCAACTAATTGAATACCAATATTAGCATAATTCATAATATCAATCAGTGTATCACGTATAGACTCATCTTTTACAAATTGCTGCTTATTATGTGTTAAATTGTATAATCTAGATACCTTATCAAGTAATCGAACAGATATACCTTCTATACCTGTGATTGAAATATTATCAATTCGATTACCTGAATAATCAGAATTTTTATTAATCATTAAATCATGACCTTCTTTAAAAATAGCATCTATATATTTTGATACCATTATATACCTACCTTATAAAATAAAGTATCACGATCTATCGGTTCATTATTAATTAACATATATTCATATAATAAATTACCCCAAATTATACAAATAATAGAATTATCACCACTATTACCAATCATGGTTCTATCACTTATAACAAATTGTGAACTATCATCTTTTATAATACCTAACATAACAATTGCATCTAATAATATTTTTTGTGTATAATTAGACGGGTCTCTCTGTCGAGATAATTTATGATTTACAATCCATTCTATCTCAACACGACCATCAAATATGGGTTTAACATGTAATCCAGTATCATCAAATGATTTAATATTATCTTTAATAAGAGGATAAAATAAAACATCCAACATCGATTTATATTCACCCTTTAATTTACTAATTTCACCAAAATGCATTTTACGATAATCATTTAATGATACTGGATCACATGGTAATATAAAATAAATACCACCAATACCATTGTTATCAATAGTACCAAATATCATATTTAATGGTTGATTAATTATTGGTTTCTTCTTCATTCTTTTATTATATTATATCTTATTTGTAATTCATGTAATTTCTGTATTGGTACAATATCTTCAACCTTCCATTTACCATTATGAATACCATTATTTCCTACATGATCATTAAAACATAATGGTAATCTATTATCATCATCTTCTTTACCACCTGCTGAAATAGGTATTATATGATGATCATGACAATATTGTATTTCACCACATTTAGCACATCTAGTTACTTTAGGGCCAGTATTATTGAATGATCTTATTTTAGGTTTATTATCGGCCTTTATACGTATATTAAAACCATTAGTAACTTTTGTTACCATAATTTTCGTATATTTTGGTAAATCTAGACCTTCTTTAACCTTATCTAGATTCATTATTTATCCTTTTCAAACTTACAAAATGATCTTACTGTACAATAAGATCGACCATTTTGTTGTATCTTACATTTATTACCGCCCCAACATTCATCAGAATTACAATGATATTCCCAATCATTATTCTTAAGTGCTTTTAATAAATTATCTCTCTGATATGTAAAATATCTTATAATATGTTCATTTGGTACTTCCGGAATTGGTATCAAATAAACTCTATCAGAAACACCATTAGATGTCGCGGCATATAAACCACCATCACGAACAATAGCTTCTATACGCATTTCATCTACACGATCTCCTTTTTCTTCAATACCAATCCTATACATATTAAGCTGTCTCACCCAATCCAGACAATCCTGTTTTTTAATATCAGCTCTCCATTTCTTTACTATCTTAGGTTGACCGGGTTTTCTAACTATATCAACACCAGATATAGGATCCTTAACCTTAGTAGTAATCTTATAAACATCAGTCGGATGATCTTCTACATATTCATGTAATCCTAATGCCTTTCTTACCTTATAAGAACCAGCAACTTTATAATCAGTTAATATATTCCAATTATCTTCTTTCTCAAGAAGGTCTGGTCTCATAGATATACCATATGACGTTACCATCTGTAAATCAGCTTCCATTATAGAATCTTCAAGATCTTCACCCTCAAGACCTCCATGTACCCTAGTACCAAGTAACCTAAACATTGTATCTTGTGGGGATTCTGCATAATCACGTGTTATGCGGAGCATCATTTCATATGTACCAACTAATAACTGTGTTGTCGATGGAATTCCATTCCATGGTCTTACTTTAGATAATTCTACTAAAGTGGCTCTTGTTAGACATCTTTTACCAAGACGACAACCACCATTAGCTATACATTTTTCAATTTCAACATATTGATTATCAGGACAAATAAAATATTTGAGCATATACCCTCCAATTATTAAATACCTTTAATATATTTATCATGTATCTGTACAATCTTAGCTTTTTGTTTATCAGATAAAACTAATATTCCTGTAGATTCACATTTATCCCATAAATCTTCACAAAAAGTAGATTCCCAATCATTCAATTTATCATATTTCAATTGAATGATTGCTTCAAGCATCGATGTATAATTTAAATTATCCATGTAATTATCTCATTTGGCGCTGGCCGGAATTGAACCGGCACGAGTAAAATCTCGGCAGATTTTAAGTCTGCTATGTCTACCAAATTCCATCACAGCGCCAGATGCCTTTCCCCACTTCCCATATTTCCACGGTGGGTCAACTACTATTGTTTTATATTTCAATTAAATCCTCCGTATCGCTTTTTCGTCCGTGTAAAAAGCTAAATTAAATTTTTAGTGTAAAGCGGTTACAGCATATAACAGCGCATATCCAAAATGCCGACAAACTTTCACTTAACATGTACCCGCTCCGGCACTTCGGATCATGCGTTCACGTTATATAACATTGGCACTGTTCTCGCTAACTCGCACATCGTGTGCGAGTGGGAAAAGCATTGTAAATATATCTTCTGCTATATCAACAATCAAGGCATTCCCAAGAGCTTTTAATCTACTTTTGTCCAATATGTTGGGAAACCCATCATCCATTCTACAAATGTCGGAGGAAGTTCTCTTCCAATCATCAACTTGAAAAGTCTTGCCAATCCTATACTTCCGTCCGTTCCATTTTTGTTCACTTTCCGCAATAGCCCGCTCTTTGTTTTTCTGAACGAGTCTCCTTTCCCAATCACTGCTCCACAACTTGAATCGCTCGCTACTGGCGTCGGCAACAATGTATAATCTTTCCCTTCTATGCGGCGCACCGTATTCCCACGCCTGTATAGTTTGCCATGATACATTATACCCGATTTCATCAAAGAATCTGAGAATAGTTTCGAGTCCATTTCCTGCAAGTCTCCCAACATTTTCAATGATGCAAAACTCAGGTCTTGTTTCTCTGATAAGTCTTTGCATTTCATACCATAATCCGCTTCGTTCTCCTTGTAGCCCTTTTTTCTTTCCCGCGATAGAAAGGTCTTGGCAGGGGAATCCGCCTGTAATAATATATTTTCCATAAGGTAATACCTCTGTTTTTATTTGCTTAATATCTCCTAAATTTATTGCATTGGGGAAATGTTTTTGATAAACCTTACATGCAAAAGGATCTATTTCTGAATATAAATGTTTATCAAAAACCATACCAGAACGTTTTGCCCCTAAAGCAAAACCCCCAATCCCCGAAAACAAATCAAGATGTATCATAATACTTTTCTCCTGCGCACTCCGCACGTCCTGTGCTTCGTCACTTTTGTATTATTGCCAACGTCATATAACAGCAGCTAAAACGCCGCTTCGCTCAATCGGAGTACCGACTGCGTTTAGCTGCATCACGTTATATGCAATAACCGCTTAAACCTTTGTCGCAACGTCCTGTTGCGCTTTCTGACAATAAATCTATATCCGATTCAACTTCATTTCCCCAAACATCCCAACCATTTCTCGGATAACGGCAGAAAAGTTCAACTCTTGGTAAATCACCAAACAACATTTCAATTCGTTCAATAGCCTCAACAGGTTTCTTGCTGTGCTTTGTTCTTTCGGCTTCTATTAGTTGAAAAATGTTGTTTGCTTTTTTATGTTGCAACATATTACCTTTTGCTCCTAAAATACATACTTCACAGTTTTTCATTGTCCAAGCTCCAACATTCGCACAAGTATTGCCTTTGTTGGTAATTTTTTTCCAAATAAAAACTATTGTTCGGTATGTAAATCCCCACGCTTCCATAAGCTCAATTCCTTCTTTCAGGTGGCTATCTGTTACCCATAAAAATAAAGCACAATCTTTGTCTGCAATATCTTTTACAGGTAATTGTTGCAACTCTTTTTTTGTCATTGTTGGGTATTGTTCATCTATCAATCGGTCTTTTCTACCGTTATCCTGATAAACACCTTTGTTAAACCTCCACGCTGGGTCTGCATATATTACATTGTATTTCTTCATATTTCTAAATTAAATTCGTGAATAAAAAACGGCACATAACACCGTGTATAAGCAATGGCACGGATAGTTTTCTGCTAATTTGAAAGTGCGTACAAGTGCCACTTCTCATATACGCAAACCGTTATGTGCCATTTTAAAGAGCGACACTACTCTCAACTTCATTTCCCCAAACATCCCAACCATTAAACTCAGTGAACCATACTTCCGTAAAATCAGCATCTTTAGAATCATCAACACCAGAATATAAATTTAATATCCATTATTATCATTTTATATATTGACATGCAAGATTCCATAAACCAATATTAATTGAAACTTCTCTATCAATTTGATTTATGGGTCTAGTATTATCATAATATGATCTATCTGCATTACGCATTTCGTATCTTATACCACCTTTTATTAATCCTTCCTGTACACGATTATAAACTTTCCAAAGAGAATTAAAATTATCCTCTTCACGTTTAACATTAAGAAGCTCTTCATATTTATATCTAGGTAACTGCTCTTCATTCCATCTTAATTTTGCAGCATTTAAGGCAAATACTCCCTGCTCATTTTTAGTTAATTCTATATCATTCATTTTATTAATAATATCTTTAGTAATACTTACTCTGGACATAACGCGTATAATACCATCATATATATCAGACATATTATACTTAAGATGATATTTTACAAAACCCTCTTCCATTCCTGTTATTAACCCATTACTACATATATGAACGTGTACACCAAATGCAAAAGCTAATTTCACACGAGCATTATGTCCATTTATTAATATGAATTCTGGTGTTATACCCGGTAAAAATACATTATTACTATTCCTAAATCTCAACATATGACGATTAAATCCTTCAAAATCATATCTTGATGTACGTGTTTCTTTTGCGCTAGATAGTTCCCATCCCATGTTTTCAAGTCGTTCTATTATTGGTATAGATGGCACAAATAAATATCTATCTGATACAACAGACGCAGGACATTCTGCGAGAGCAGATGGCGCATTCTTATATAGAAATAATTTTGTTTCTTCTTTCACTGTTTTTCCTTTAATGACATAGTATCGGACATGACATCAATGACAGCATTACATATAATACCATTATTAAATGATAGCTGAAAACAATATAAATTACCAATCGTTATTTTAGACCTCTCCCATACATCAGGAAATATTACTATATCATGTCTACCACTTATATCTTCAACCTCAACAAACGCCATCTTATTACCCTTTTTAGTAAAAATTTCACGTATTGAAACAACATATATTAAAGCAAAAACCTGCATTTCATGCATTAAATCCTTAACTAATTGAAAATTACCAGACACATAATTTCTAGGATCATGTGTCAATCTACCACATTTATTATATTGATCTATTATTAATGAATTAATATCATTTATATCAATCCTAGAACATAAAATATTTATATCATCAGATGTCGTAATTAATTCATTAAATGCACCAGATACATATAATGATATACATGCAGTTTTATTAATTAATTTCTTTGGTACTCTTAAATTAAAATCATTAAACGACTTAAATCCATCATTACGTATTTTAATTAATTCTATCGCTGTCTTCTCTGATATATACTTTAATCCAGCAAATCCAGACTGAATCTTTCTATGTCCTGCAGGTTTATACTGAATATCAGATTTATTAATTGATAATGGTAATATATCAATACCTCTATTTTTAAGAGTAGATAAAAAATGACCAGCTTCTTTAGCATCACCAGCATGATTTATACATGCACAATAATATGCTTCTGGATGATGATATGCAAAATAAGCAGTTTCATAACATAATCTTGTATAAGTCAATGCATGCCCTAAATTCCATGTATACTTACTAAATTTTTCTATAATATCCCATATTTCATTTGCAACGTCACCACCACCAACACATCTATTAATAAATTTATCTTTTTGTTCCATCATTAACTCTGGTAATTTCTTACCAATAGCTTTTCTAACATCATCGGCTTCTGATAATGAATAATTAGCTAATTTTACAAATAACTCCATGATCTGTTCCTGATATAATGGCAAACAGTACGTTTCTAACATTAATCCATTTAATGCAGGATGTAATGGATCTATTTCTTCTGTCCTATATTTCCTTCTAATATATTTATCAGTTAATCCTGATATTAAAGCAGCAGACCTACCTAATGTATTTAAATCAACAAGCTCTTTAAAAGAAGAAGGCTGCATATGTTTTATAACTTTTTTATAATTATGTGTATCCCATTGAAACACACCCGGAATCGATCCATTACAAATAAAATCAAATACTTCTTTATCATCGGTAATAATTGAATTTAAATGATTTATCTTATCATTAGTACTAAAGCTAGGATATAAAAAATCTAATGTATCATTTAATATTTGTAATGTATTCAAACCTAATATATCAAGCTTCATTATACCAATATATTCAAGCTGATCTTGATTATATTGAGTAGCTATCTTACCAGAATTATGTACAAATAAAGGTACATTACCATCCATATCAATAGAACTAAGTGCAATACCAGAAGCATGAATACCAACAGATTTGGGTATACCCTCTAATTGTTCAGCTATATTAAATAATTTAATAAATACATCATCATCCTTATTTTGTTTATATATATCACTATCACGAACAATACTTAATGTTAAATGCTGATCTGTTGGAAATGATTTTATTATAGCTTCCATCTTAGGATTTAACCAACCAGTTATACGACAAACTTCACGCAACGCTGATCTAGCACCAAGTGTTGTGATAGTAGTCATATTCTTAACACAATCTGTACCATATTTTGTCATTAAATATTCAATTATATCAGACCTATCTTTTGGTAAAAAATCTAAATCTATATCAGGCATTACCTTTCTACCACTATTTAAAAATCTATCGAAAGGTATAGACATATTAAATCCCTGCGGATTTACTGGATCAATTCTAGTAATACCTAATAAATAAGCAACAAGACATCCACCAACACTACCACGACCAGCACTATAATAACCACTTAAGTTATCATTACAATAATTAATTAAATCTTTAATTAATAAAAAATAATCCTCATAACCAAAACCCTGAATTACAGAAAGTTCATGATTTAATCTATCAATATATTGTGATGAATTTAAACCCTTCTTATCAAGAGCATCAAACATCATTGGTATAAATTCACCCTTATTTATACCACATGAAGGTATATGATTTTCACCCTTACCAAACCCATAATTTTCTATACGATTTAATAAATCAAATAAATTATCAAAATAAC